ACGGCAGGATATTCAACTACACCCAAAGACTTAGAACTAGCAGTTTTCGATTTAATTACTTATTATTTGAAAGATGAGCATAAGCAGAGACGTACCCTTGGTGGAGCAACAATACAAAATCAAGGCACTGCAGGCTTAAGAACAAGTACTGATTTTCCTGACCATATCAAACGAGTACTTGATCTTTATCGAGTAGTTATCTAATGGCAACAACCTACTGGAAAAATTTGCTTGCAACAGCAAATAGAGAAGCACATGATAGAACAGGATTTGAACAAGTATATTATCATAAGTGCGAAGTAAATAGAAGCTGGACAGAAGCAGCGATAGCAAAAGGTTTTGTAGATGCAGGATTCTCTGTTCCAAGTGCAACACATATGAAAGCATTTGTTGATGCTTTTCATAATTATATAAATAAAAAAACTGCAAAAGCAACTCAACGTGACTTATTTGAACCTGGCAGACCAGAAATGGCACCTGTAGGTAAAAAGAGAGGAAGAGCAGGCAGAGTTGTATATGTAAATAAAGCTAAAAATTATTTTATAACAAGCACAGGAACTTATTTAAATACTATTTTACATAGTGCACGAGCAGAGATACGAAAAGAGGTAAAGAAAAGATTTCCACAGCTTAATAGAAAGCAATTAAATGAAACAACAAATCCATTACAGTTTGCTCACGGTGAAGGAACAGATGAAAGTATAACAACATTGGGAGCATTATCTCAAGGAGAAAAAGGATTAAATACAGCAAACTCTCAAGAGGGGGTTGAAAAATTATTAAGTGTTTTAGATACTAATTTAGCTGATGTATCGAAAGCAGGACTAATACAAACAATTGGTGTTGCTTCTCTTAGAGATTATATGCAAACACAGTTAAAAATAGATATTAATATTGATGAAAAAACAATAGGAGATAAAGTTACTTTTAAAGACTCATTTATGATATCAGGAGCTGCAAAGATACAAACAACAGGATATATGTTTGATAAACCAAGTACTGCTCCAATTAATAGTCAAATAAATAAAAAATATTTAAAAGCAGTTCAAGATGCGTTAAGAAAAAATAATAGGCTTGGAAATAAAGAATATTCAAGTAGCCCTAAATTAAAGCAGAGAGCAAAATCTGCCGCTATTAAACAATTAAGATTAGGGTTTAGAAAGTTAAATAAACTTCCTAATTTTACTGTTATTGCTAAAGGTAAGCATGAAAATTTTAAGAAAAAAGCTACTGTAAAATTTAATGAAAAAGGAAGTAAAAGAACAAAAAGAAACAGTTTTATGAAAGCAAATGTAGGTTCAGCTGCTTCACGAAAAACAGGTACTAATCCTATTTCTCTAATGGCATTAATAAATGAATCTTTAAGTAAAGAGATAAAAGGAAGAATGGTATTACCTAGATTACAAAATAAAACAGGTAGATTTGCCGAAAGTGCACGAGTAGAAAGAATAACTACAGGCACTAGAGGTGGGAATATGATGATTGATTATACATATGATAAATTTCCTTATCAAACTTTTGAACCCGGATTTGCACAAGGAAGTATAAAAAGAGATCCAAGATCATTAATAGGTAGTAGTATAAGAGATATCGCTATTGGAATAATGGGCAAAAGATTTTTAACAATTAAAAGAATATGACAGTAGGCAGACAACATTCAACAAGACGAAGAGCTATCGTTGAAAGTTTAAAAACTTTATTAGAAACAATAAATGGAACAGGCTCGTTTCGAACTAATGTAGCAGAAGTTGCTACACGATTAAAATTTTGGGACGAGGTAGTAGATTTTCCCACTATTCACGTAGGAGCAGGTAATGAAACTCGTGAATATGCAAGTGGAAATCATAGATTTCGATTTTTGCAAGTAACATTAAGATGTTATGTGCAAGACGAAGATGATGTAATTCTCTCTCTAGAGAAATTACTAGAAGACGTTGAGACTGTATTGGAGGATAATGATCCATTTACATATACAGACGGAAGCGGAAATACGCAATCTACTGCTCAGACAACCATTCTGAGCATAGATACAGATGAAGGAGTACTGGAACCACTAGGCATCGGAGAGATAGTCTGTGAGATAAGGTACTAAAGGAGAAAAATAATGGCAGATACATTTTATTTTAGCCGAGATACGAAAGTTTATTTAGTACAAAGAACAACTAATGCAGCTGCTAGCTTTATTAGATGGGAAATACCTGTATTAGATGGATTTAGCTTTTCACAAGCAACAAATGTAAGTGAAATTACTTTAAATGAAATGCAAGAGCACTCTTCAAATAAGAGTAGAAGAAGTAGACAAATGTTTACAGATTCTTATGCGCCAGCAGAATGGTCTTTTCAAACTTATATGAGACCGTTTAAAGCTGCACCAGGTAGTGGAACAGTTTGGGAAGCTAGCGCTGCAGACCCAATACATCACTCTGTTGAAGAGCCTCTATGGGCAAATTTTGTAGCAAATAATACTGGACAACCATCTGATGGAAGTAATGAATTTGCTTGGTCAGATGGCATAGTAGGTACAACAAGTGGTTCTACTATTGATTTTACAGGTTCAGAAACAGCAACACTAGGTACTTTTGACTTGTTTTTTGAAATGGGTGGTGCTGGTGGCGGTACTAAAACTATTTATAAAATTGAAGGTTGTGTTGTAAATTCAGCAAGTATTGATTTTGATATTGATGGTATAGCTACAATTAATTGGAGCGGTATGGGCTCAATTATAAGTGAAGAAGCAGCTTTACCTACAAGTAATACTACAATTATTAATGAAGGAGCAGGTGCAACTGATACAGGTAATTTCATTAGAAACAGATTAACTACTTTAGAAGCAGCAGGAAATGCTGGTGGTTCAAATGTTACTTATGGATTAACTTTAACAGGTGGTAATATTACTTTTGAAAATAATATTACATTTTTAACACCAGAAACTCTAGGTGTTGTAAATCAACCTATTGGTCATGTAACTGGCACTAGATCAGTATCAGGTAATTTTACTTGTTACTTAAATGCTGAATCAAATGCAAGTGCAGACTTATTTGAGAATATTATTGAAGATACTGATCAAATTACTAATGACTTTAACTTAGTATTTAATATTGGAGGTGCTTCAACACCAAAGGTAGCAATTACAGTACCTAATGCACATTTGGAAGTTCCAACACATTCTATTGATGACATTATATCAATTGAAACAAACTTCCACGGGTTACCAGCAAGTATTGATCCAGGAAGTACAGTAGACAATTATGAAGCAAAAATTGTTTATACTGGAGCATAAATAAATTAACTGGAGGGCTTCGGCCCTCCACTTTATAGGAGAAGAAATGACAGAAGAAAATAAAAAATCGGAAGTAAGTTTAAGAAGTTTACTTACTCCAAGTAAAACAGTATCTATAGATTATCCAGAATATAGTGGATTTACAATTGATCTATGTTACTTAGCAAGGGAAGAACTTGTAAAACTAAGAAATCGTTGTGTTACACAAAAGTTAAATAAAAAAACACGAGGATTTGAAGAAATGTTAGATGATGAAAAATTTTTAACAGAATATACTAAAGCAGTTATTAAAGGCTGGAAAGGATTAAAAGTTAAATATTTACAAAAAATGGTGCTCATTGATGCAGGCAGTTTAGACCCAGAAACTGAGTTACCTTTTAGTTTAGAAAATGCTGAATTACTTATGCAAAATTCAACTGGCTTTGATCAATGGGTGACTGAAACAACTCAAGACCTTGAAAATTTTACTATGCTCAAGTAGAGAAAATAATATCTCTACTTGAACGACAGTTTAAACAAGGCGAATTAGAAATAGATACATATCTTAGAGTATGTGAGCAACTAGGAGAAGACCCTGATCCTGAAAAATTGCCAGTAACTAAGGATAGATATCCTTATGAAGTACAACAAGCATTTTTTATACATGATCTTCTAACAGATAAATGGGACGGAATGAGTGGCTCATATTTTGGAAAAGATATGTCATCACTCGGAACTTTACTAGATATTTGGGAGATAGAAGATAAAAGAACAGTTGTTTATTTTATTAAACATATAGAAGCATACAGAATGCAAAAAATAAACAAAGAACAAGAACAAAAAAGAAAAGCTAGAGAAAGAAGTAGCAAAGCTGGAGGTCCAAGGACTCCAATTAGAAGAAGATAATGGCAGATTTTAAAGTAGTAGGTAAGTTGGTCGTAGATGATAAAGGTCAATTATCAATATTAGGTACTAAAGCTAAAAAAGCGTCAAAAGAACTTAGTAATACAGGAAAGAGTGCAAGAACAGCTGATCGTAATTTAAAAGGAGCAGCACAAGCCTCTTCTAATACATCTAAAAACTTTTCAAAAATGGCACAAGGCATTGAAGGTGGACTCGTACCTGCATATGCTACTTTAGCGGCAAGTTTATTTGCTATTACAGCTGTCTTTCAAGGCTTAAAAGCAGCGGCTGATCTTAAAAACCAACAAAGAGGTTTAGAAGAATTTAGTGCCGTTACCGGTCAAAATATGATTGGTGTTGCTATGTCAATTAGACAAGCAACAGAAAATATTATAGGATTCAAAGAAGCTGCTCAAGCAGCGGCTATCACAACAGCTGCAGGATTTAGTGCAGATCAAGTAAAAGAATTAGCAGAAGGAGCAAAACTTGCTTCTGTTGCTCTTGGTAGAGATTTAAATGATTCATTTAATCGTCTTGTTCGAGGTGTTACAAAAGCAGAACCAGAATTACTTGATGAATTAGGTATTATACTTCGATTAGATATAGCCACAAGAAAATTTGCAGATGCAAATGGTTTAGTAGCAGATAAACTTACAATTGCACAAAGACAGGCTGCTGTATTTGCAGAGGTAAGTGGACAATTACAAGAAAAATTTGGAGATTTTTCAGGCATAGCTGACGATTTAGTAAATCCATTTGCAAAACTAGAAACTGCATTTATGAATGTAATTAAACAGTTAAGTGAATTTATAGGACCTTTAGAAGTAGTGGCAGAATTTTTAGCAAGAAATGCAGGTGCAACTGGTTTAGTTTTTGCAGGATTTGTTACAAGTATTGCAAAACAAGCATTTCCAGCTTTAACTAATTTAACTGAAGCATTTAGTAATTATGGTAATAATGCTCAGTTAAGAGCAGATCAAGCTACTGCAGCTCTTAAAAAACATACAACACAGTTTACAATATCAAGACAAGAATTTGCAGGTGCAGAGTTAAAGAAAACAGCAATCTTTAAGAAATTTTTAAAACAAAGAGGAATAGATCAAGCTGTATTTGACGCAAAAACAATTGCTAATCAGAAAAGATCGGTAGCAATGATGATTGTTCAATTAGAGAAAAAAGCAGCTGCTGGCAAAGCAATTAATGAAGCAGAACTAGCACAATTAAAAAGAGTACATGCACAAATGGTTGCATCGCATGGAAATATGACACAAAGAATGATAGCTGGAACACAAGCAGCAGGAGCCGCAATACAAGCAGGAATTGTGTTACCTGCAGTAGCAGCACAAACAGCACTAGCAAGATTGGGTACTTTTGTAGCTACAAGATTAGGTCCAGTATTTGCAGCATTAGGAGCTACTATAAATGCTGCTTTCTTTATATTTACAGCAGGATTTTTAATTAAATTTTTAGCAGATACTTTATTTTTTACAGAAGAATACAAAAAGAAACAAGCAGAGCTTAATGAACAATTTGATATAACACAACAAGCATTAGATCATATTACAAAAACAACAGAAAAAACTTTAAAAAATGCAGCTTCTGAGGGTACACAAAGCTTTAAGGAAATGAATAAAGAGTTATTACGAACTATTAATCTTTTGACTAGTGTGGCAACAAAAAAGGCTTTAATAGATACATTAACTGGTCAAGGCAAAACTCTAGATGATCCACTAGGGAATAGAAACACAGCAAGAGTATTAGGAACACAAGCTGCTGGAGTTATTACAACAGGATTAGGGGCAGATAGAGAAGGAACTCTTCAAAGATTGAGAGGATTACAAGCTAGCTTAGCTAAACCAAGACAAGGTATTGCTGCTAGTAATGCTAGTTTAAGGTTGGATGCAGATATAAAAGCATTTGAAGAAGGAAGTTTAGCTGTAGAAGAATTTGCTAAAAAACTGCAAACTTTGTTTTTTGAAATTGGTAAACATCATAAGTTTACTGGAAGACAATTTTTAGCACTTTTAGACCCATTTATTAACTTTAATACTGAACTTGAAGAATCAGTATCAAAACATAAGAGTTTAATGGACGCTTCTAAAGCCCTCGGAGAAACATTGCAACAAACTTCACGAAAATTTAGACCTTCAGCAACTGATACCTTAGGAATGGGATTTCAAAAGGTGTTAGATACTGCTTTTAAGCCTGACGAAAGCGGAAAAAGTAAGTTTGTTACAATGGGAAATGAAAGTCAAGAAGATGCAGCAATACGTATACTAAGTCAATTACAAGCTGATGGTGTTTTAGACGCAAGCAAGTTTGGACTCATTTCAAGAGAAGAAAAAGGCCCATCTGGTGAATTAAAGTTAGTACAAGAACTAAATATGGAAAAAGCAAAGTCTTTAATGCTTACAATTGAAGAAGGAGTTGCTGCAGTAAACAATGTAAGAAACTTAAGTTTGCAAACTCAAATAGCAAAAGATAATGTTTCATTACTAAGTAAAAGAAAAGACGCAGCAAGCAGACTTGCAGCAGAACAAGCTAAAATCGGAGTATTTTTAGCAGAACAGGCAGAAATAGAAAATAAAATAGCAATAAGTAAATTAGAACAAGTTGGATTAGAGGGCGGTGCAGCTGAAAGAAAACAAGCTGAAATAGACATGGAAAATCAAAAACTTGCAGTTATTATAGCACAGAGAGAAGAGTATCAGAGATCAATTAGTATTGTAGGAAGATTAAATGATACTTTTGCAGTAGGGTTAGAAAAAATGTTTAACGATCTAGCAATGGGAGCTTCTAGCTTTACTGATGTATTTACAAATATGACAAAAACAATTCTTGCAGAAATGGCAAAAATAGCCGCAGCAAGAATGGCAGCTAATATATTGAGTTTTATACCTTTTGCAGAAGGTGGTATTATTCCAATGGCTTCTGGAGGAATTATTAATGCAGCAAATAGCTATGGTAGAGGTGGAATTGCTACAGAACCTACTTTCTTAGTAGGAGAGGGCAAACATAATGAGGCTGTAGTTCCTTTACCAAATGGAAGAAGTATTCCAGTAGAAATGAATGGATCAGGCGGTACAAATGTAACAATTAATGTAGATGGTGCATCTACAGCGTCTGGCGGAGGCATAGATGCAGAAACAGGGAAACAATTAGGAACTATGATTCAAGCTGCTACTATGGAAATAATACAAAGAGAGAAGAGACCTGGAGGAGTTTTAAGTAGATAATGGCAACAGCAATAAGACAAAGTGGAGGAGCAAACATATCAGGATTTTCTGCACCAGTATCTGTAGATAAAGGATTTCAAAGAAGTAGTACTCCAAATATAAATTCAATAAGCTTTGGAGATGGGTTTGAGCAGAGAATTGCAAATGGTATAAATAATTTACAACAAGTAATGAAAGTCAATTTTAATACTAGACCAAAAGCAGAAATAGATGATTTAGTAGCTTTTTTCGAAAGTTTAGGTGGTGTAAGTAAATTTGAAATGATTATTGATGATACAAATGGATCAGAAACAATAAAAGTTGTATGTAAGTCTTGGGAACAAACTTGGGCATTTGATAATTTTTATAATTTATCAACAACTTTTGAGCGAGTATATGAAGCATAATGGCAGAAAAAATAGCATTAAAAAATATACAAGGATTAGAACAAAGTTCTCCTATAGTTACTTTATTTGAAATAGATATTTTAGGGGATAATAATGAGTCTAATTTTTTAAGAATTGTTCGAGGAGCTGATGATGAAGCGGCAAATTTTGGAACTATAACAATGAAACAAAGAACAAGCCCACATACAAATAGAACGTATACTGCAATTCCAGTAAAAGCAGAGGGATTTGAATCAAAAGGAATGGGAGTAAGTTCACGACCAATACTAACAATAGCAAATGCAACAACAGCATTTACTACAGCATTAGGATCAACGTCTTTAGATGATTTAATAGGAAAAAAAGTTTATAGAAGAAGAACATTAAAAAAATTTTTAGCAGGAGAAAGTGGAGATACAGCTTCTGGACAAGCCCCTATTGAGTTTCCTATTCAGTCATATGTTATAGATAGAATAGAAGGAGAAAATGCTTTAGAGGTAAGTTTTGAACTTACTTCACCATTTAATGTAGAAGGAGTAACATTACCATATCGAGTAGTAGGTCATAATGCTTGTTCTTGGCAGTATCAAGGAGCAAGTCCAGGTAGAAATACACAAAAAGGTGGTTGTACTTGGCATTTAAAAAGCACTTATAATTTAAGAGGAAAAGTATTTACAGTTTATGTAAATGAAGATGATGAGTATGTAATATCAAGCACTAATAACTTTCCTTCGTACAGTAGTGGTACAGTAGCAGCAGATTTATATCGAAGTACTACTGTTGCATATTCTAATGGCTCTGCAGGTGGAGTATTTAGACTAAAGGCAGATGGTTCATTTGATACAAGTGTTACTGGAAATTTAACTAACTATTGGCAAGCAGTTAGAGAGACAAGCGCAACACCTTCAGATAGTAGTGCAGATTGGAATAGAATAAGAGTATATCAAGCATATAGTAACTCAAACTCTTACTTTGCATACAGTGATGATAGATTTAATGATTATGTAACTTCAACAATTACAATAGATGGTTTATCACATACTGCTTTATGGAAAGCAAAAAAGACACAAGCATCAGGAGGCTCTCAAGTTGCTCCAGGATTTAATGAGTACTGGGAAAAAGGAGATATCTGTGGTAAAAGACTCTCATCTTGTCAGTGTAGATTTGGATTTAATCCTATAACTCCTGGTGATGGAAATACTGCCATTGCATCTGCTACAGATACAGGTAAAGCTACAAAGGATACAGCATTAACACTGCCTTTTGGAGGATTTCCAGGTGCAAGAAGATTTAAGTAATTTATTACCTGAGATATACTCTCATGTAGCGAAAGAAGCACCAAGAGAAGGTTGTGGAATAATAATAGATGGACCAAAATTTATTCCACTAGAGAATATAAGTAAAGAGAGAGATCACTTTACAATCGACCCAAAAGATTTCGTCAAGTATTCGATGATTTCTAAAATATTATATGTAGTCCATAGTCACTACATGCAAGATTGTAAACCAAGTGAGCATGATAAGAATAATTGTAAAGCGGTAGGCATACCATATTTAATAGTTTCCTACCCAGAGAAAAAAGAGTATATTTATGACCCAAGTTAAATTATTAGGTGAATTAGGTAAAAAGTTTGGTACAGACTGGTCTTCCAGTAGTAAGACCGTACGTGATATATTTAAACTTATAGACTGTCAAGTTGATGGTCTTCAAGACTATCTAAAAGATTGTCACGAGAAAAATATTGGTTTTACAATTCAAAATGGAGAAGATTTTATTGAAGATGCTAATGAACTAGTTATGCCTCTATTAAAAGATACAGTTATTATAACCCCAGTTCCTGCAGGATCAGGAAAAGGATTAGGTAAAATAATAGGATCAATTTTATTATTTAGTTTTATGTTTTATAATCCATCAATGTTTATGGGAGATATTACCAGCAGTAAGATGGTAGGATCAGAAACTATTACAACATTAAAAAAAGTTGGAGAAGGATTAAATATGGCACAAGCAGGTTTAGAAGGTCATACATTAAATACCTTGGGATCAGCGACAGCGTTACTTGGAGTAAATTTAGCACTTGCAGGAATAACAGAAATGGTAATGCCAGATGCAGGAAAGAATACTGAGGATCCTTCTTTTTTATTTAATGGCGCAGAAAATAATATAGAACAAGGATCACCCGTTCCTTTACTTTACGGAAAAATGAAAATAGCAGGATTTCCAATTTCACAAGGATTCACACCAGGTAGAATAGTATCAAATAGAGGTTACTACTTTATAGAAGGTAATGTTGATCTTCCAGCATCATATACTGCAGGATCAACTGGTTCAACTTCAGGTACTGTTGGCGGAGGCGGTGGAGGTAGTAATGGTGGTGGACCAGGAGCTATAAATCCAGGAGAATTTAATCAAATAGAGTAACATGGCAAAATATACAAGAGAACCTTTTGGCGTAAAAAATAGAAGTGATTTAATTAATCCTTCTAAAGATCAATATGCAGTTACTTATGATGTATTATCTGAAGGCCCTATAGAAGGTCTAGATAATGGTCTTGCATCTATTTTTATTAATGATGTACCTATAATACAAGAAAATGCAGAAAATATATTAATGCAAGATTTAAATTTTTTAATATGGAATTAGAAAAGTACATACAAAACATAGGTGAAATGATACCAAACACTATTAATTTGATAATTAGCAGTAAGTCAAATGGAAAGCATATAGCTTTTGGTAAATATGAATATCCTGAAACAATAAAAGAATTATTTCAAAAAATTAAAATAATATGGAAAAAGTCACGATAGAAGTTGATGCAGATGTAAAAGATGCATTAGAAAAATTAGGTGCAATAGAAAAAGGAATAAAAGATGTAGGAGATTCATCAAAAAAACAAACAAGTGCTATAAAAAGTTTAGCTAATGGGTTTAAAGGTGTAGGTCTTGCTATGAAAGCAGCAGGTTTTAGTTTGATACAAAAAGTAGTAAATGCATTAACTGACGGTTTAATGAAAAATCAACAAATAGCTGATGCTGTTTCTACTGCATTTAATACTTTAGGAGTTATATTTGGAAAAATTAGTAACACTATAGTCACAATAGTAAACTTAGTATCTGCAACTGGTGATAATTTTGATGCTTTAGGTAGAATAATAAATAATTTGTTAACACTAGCAGTTACTCCTTTAAAATTAGCGTTTAATGGGGTTGCATTAGTTATTAAAGAAGTACAGTTAGCATGGGAAAAATCATTTTTTGGTGCAAAAGATGTAGATAGAATTGCAAGTTTAACTGAAAGTATAACAGGTTATAAACAAGCAATAAAAGACGCAG